TGACGCAGAAAATGTCTTAGGATAGGGGCACTATGGCTACACCATTTCCATTTGTTTCAGGGTCGGTGCTTGAGGCATCCGAACTTAACGCAATCACCGAACTACCAATAAACGCAAAAACAGCCAACCACACGCTGGTCGCTGCGGACGCAGGCGCTCGAGTCCAGATGACCGCAGCAGGCGCAACAACAATTACCGTTAACGCCTCGGTATTTACTGCTGGCCAGTCAGTTAACATCTACAACTTAGGTGCCGGCACATGCACAATTACCGCGGGCACAGCAACAGTCACTACATCGGGTTCTTTAGCATTGGCACAATATGGGGGTGGCACGCTTCTTTTTACAAGTGCTAGTGCTGCAACTTTTTTTAGCGGTGGCGGTGCAACTTATGGCACCGCAACAGGTGGCACAAGTTCAAGCATTACAGTTGGCGGCGTAGCGTACACATTGCTTGCCTTTACAAGTGATGCAAACCTTGTTGTTTCGAAGGCGGGTTTGTTTGATGTCTGTTTAGTTGCAGGCGGTGCAGGTTCAGGGCGAACAGATACCACTACCGCAACGGGCGGCGGCGGCGGCGGCCAAGTATTAGGTATTACAAGTACGACTACGGTTTATTTACCTGCCGCTACTTATGCGGTTGATGTTGGTGCAGGTGGCGCGGCAGCGGCAACTATTGGGGGATACGGAGTAAACGGCGCAGGTTCGGCCATTGGTTCAATAATTAACGCAGCAGGCGGCGGCGGTGGTGCTTCCCGTTATGTGGGTAATCCCTCAGATGGCGGGTGCGGTGGTGGTGCAACTGAAAATCAAACAAGTGGTAAAGCCGTTGTAACTACAGGCGGAAATAATGGCGGTACAGGGCCAGCTGCAGCAGCAGGCGGCGGTGGTGGTGCTGGTGGTGTTGGCGGTACTGGTTCGGGAACTACTGGCGGCACGGGCGGTAACGGTTTAGACATCAGCACATTTATTACTGGCGCAACTTATTACGCAGGTGCAGGCGGCGGCGGTGGTGGTTCAGTTACTGGTGGTGCGGCAGGAAATGGTGGTGTTGCAGGAAAAGCAACAGGCACAGGAAACAACGGTGTCAATTACGGTGCAGGCGGCGGCGGTACCTATGGCAATCCAAATGTCGGCGGTGCAGGCGCGGCAGGCGTCGTTTACGTAAGGTTTAAGTCATGAACGATTTAACCTATTTTGCACAAATAGACACAAACAATGTTTGTTTACAAGTGCACGTTGTAACGCAAGAATTTATAGACGAAAACCCCGAGCGTTATACGGGTATTTGGGTAGAAACATTTTACAACAACCCAAACAAAACTTATGCTGGTGAGGGTTACATTTACGACGCGCAAACACAAGATTTCACCGCGCCGCCTTATGACCCGCCACCGATTAACTAATGAAATGGCGTTATATGATCGGGTACGTACTTTTAATTGGCGTCGTAATTTGGGGTTGTAGTGGTTGCACAGTTTCTAAAACAAATATCGAGTACCAATGCTTTACTAAAGCAGCGTGTGAATAAAACACCTGAACAAATGCACGCAGGCCTAATCGTTTTTGTAGGTCGCCTCATGGCTATCTGTTTTTCCGTCACCGTCATGGCATTTATCTACGGCATCCTGTTTGTAGATCAGCCTTTGGAGCAAGCCCCGACAGACGCGCAGATCATTGACCTGTTAAGCACATTGCTGGTATTCCTCACAGGCACATTGTCGGGTCTTGTTGCCGGCAACGGGCTAAAATCTAAAGCAAAAGAAGGAGCCAAAGATGTTGAAGGATAAAGACAAAGCCATGCTTGCCTCTTACGGGCGCTCAATGCTCGCTGCCGTCGTTGCGCTAGCAGTAACAGGCAACACCGACCCGTCCGCATTGTTAGCAGCTGCGATCGGCGCGGTGTGCCCAACAGCGTTGCGCTACTTTAACCCTAAAGACATGAAGTTTGGTCGTGGCAGTAGCAAAGGCTAAGGCTGGCGTGCCAGGTGCACGTGACTACATTGGTAACGCTGACGGCCCAGCAGCAGGCCCACGTGCCGGCATGAACGAGTTTATAAAACAGTTGATACATCACTCTGGTGGCGCGCTTTGGAACAACGGGTCTTACGGTCAGCGCGACATGAAAGGCAAGCCAGGCAGTTTGTCTGTGCATGCAACTGGTCGCGCGGTTGACATGTCGTATCGAGGGAGTGCACGTCATCCGCAAGCGTCACGCAAATCGGCTTTGCCGTTTGTAGAAAAATTGTGCGCAAACGCCAACGAGTTGGGCATACAAATGGTAATTGATTATTTCACAACCCCGCACGGGCGCGCATACAGGTGCGATCGTCAAGCATGGAGCAAATACACCAAGCCAACAGTCAGCGGTGCACCTGGTGGCGACTGGTTCCACATTGAAATATCACCACAAGCTGCGGACTCGGTAATCTTTGTTAAAGCCGCATTCTTAAAGGTGTTTGGGGAAATCCCACTTAAGGCTTGACCTATGTTCTAGGGTCGGAGTACCGACAAAAGGACAGGCAATGACTGACCCACAGATCTTTGATTACAGCGTCTATACAGGAGTGATGGACAACGGCCAAGAAATCTTGGTACAGATCTTTACCAGCCCAGAGTCGGGCAAGTTCCTACTGGGACAAATCGCATTCAGAACGCTCACCTCGAGTTGGGGTCAGCCCATACCTTTGGAGAAACGATGAACTATTTTGCAGAAAAAATTATTGGGCTAGTGCTTTGTACGGTCTTTGGCTTTACGGTCGCCGTGGGGGCTCCTGACGCGTCTGGCGCCACTCCTGACACCATCGCCTTAGCGCCCTATTTGATCGAGCCAAGCACCAGCACGTCTAGCACGTCGTCCACGATTTACATTGACCCTTACAGCTCGGCTTGTGAGCAGTTCAGCGCGCTTGCGGTAAACCTTGGCTGGCCTGCCGATCAGCGCACCGTGCTCGAATCTGTGATGTGGCGTGAATCAAATTGCACACCAAACGCATACAACAGCAAAGACCCAAACGGCGGGTCGCGTGGCCTTATGCAAATTAACGGATTCTGGACACCGTGGCTGAAAAATGCCGGCATTATCACCGATGCAGAAAACTTGTTACAGGCTGATGTTAATTTGCGTGCAGCGTTAGCAATTTACAATTACGGCGTAGATCGTCACGGTTACGGCTGGGGGCCATGGAGTGCAACTAAATGAGTGAAGGCGTGGCATGGAATCAAGGCGAACTATCAGAAGAAACCCGACGAATGGTAATGGAGCAAATGATGACAACAAAACACGACATGGCAATCTTCAATTTGATTAACGAAATTGCGGACATAAGCACTAACCCGCACGCAAGCATTATTCAGCGTCTTAAAGGCATGAAGAATTCGTTGTCATTAGAAGAACCGATGCCATTGCACGATGTGACTACACTCGACTTAGCAATCAAAGCACTACAAGCACATTCCTAACCGACAAGGAGATTCCGACAATGAAAACCTGCACGATCTGCAAAGGCTCAATCGCCTACCCCGACATTCAAGGCAAAACACATTTCGTCTGTGACGGCCGTGTGCCGGCAAGAAAACCGTTTGCTGTTGGCATGGCATTATCGCAAGCAAGCGCAGACACCAAATGGACACCCGAAGAACAACGCAAAGTTGACGCTGCCATTGTGCACGTTGCGCGCACTAAAGGCTTCTTCACATCCGACGACATTTGGAAACACCTGGGCGACCAGTTCCCAGTTACCAAGGGCATTGCTGGTCGGCTTAACGCCGCCGCTCGACGTGGCATCATCCGCAATACAGGCGAACTTGCTTATGCGAACCGCGGTGGCGCGCATGACCATGCACAACGTCTAAGCGTCTGGGCAAGCATCTAATGGGCTTTGACCTAAGCAACTACGAGACAGTCGAGCAACGGCTAGTCAGGTTTTGGGCTGCATACCCGAACGGTCGCGTTTACACGTCAATGATGAACTACACAGGCGACGCGTGCGTGTTCTATTGCGAACTGTACGCCGACAAGTTTGACAAGGTGCCAGTTGCTACGGGCTACGCGGAAGAAGTCAAAAGCGACCGCGGTGTTAACGCAACGTCATTTGTAGAAAACTGTGAGACAAGCGCCATTGGTCGCGCTATCGCCAACTGCCCGCTTCAGGCGCCTGCTAGTGGCCCTAGGCCGTCACGCAATGAGATGCAAAAAGTCGAGCGCCTAACTACATCACCGCAACCGCAAGTGCACACACCCTCTGGCGCATTTGCTACACCTAAACAGATTGGCTACATCAAAAAACTGGCTAAAGATGCAGCTCTTGATGATCTTGGCTTATTGGAATTAATACAGCGCGAACTGAACAGCGATGAAGCGGTGTTAGAGCTGTTGAAATCACATGAAGCAAGCAGAATCATTGAGGTACTGAAATGACATTAGAAGAACTGATCACAAACATTGAGCGCTTACAGACCGTTTACAACTCAATGGTTGACCCAGAACAACACGAAGCAAGGCAATACGTGCGTTGGGCAATTAAGCATCTTGCAGACAAGACGTACATGGCATCGCTCTGATGAAGTTAGACCCAAAGATCAGCGAAACCGACTTCAAGGACATGGTAATTAGCGTTGCCAAGCGTTACGGCTGGTTAGTGCATCATGATCTGCCGGCACAGAACACTCGAGGGCGCTGGATGACGAATGTGCAAGGCGATGTGGGTTTCCCTGATCTGTTCATGGTGCACCCATTTCAAGGCGGTCGGCCATTGGCCATTGAGTTGAAGGCAGAAAAGGGCAAGTTGACGCCTGGTCAGAAGGTTTGGTTAAAGGCGTGTGAGTTGGCTGGATGTCATGCAGCGGTATGGAAGCCGAGCGACATGGAGTACATTCTCTACACCTTGAGCAACCCAAGAATGTAAACAATCGGCTAGTAGCACGACCTAAGCCATTCGCACGGCAGTTGGTGACACACGGCAACGTGGGTAGATCGGCGCGCCTCGAATCATGCAAGACGAAATGAAACGGGCAGAGCGTCGAGGCGAGCCGTAAACATAATCGGCTAGTGAGTGCAAAGGGAACCAGGTTGGGCAATCTGGTGGGTGGAGCATTCACACATCTCTTGACCTACAGATGACATACAGTTAACAAACAAAGAAAGCACCGACATGAACCCGACAACAAACAACACTCACACAAACCGAGGACAAGGCGCGCAAGCGCCGCGTCAGCGCAAGCAAAGCGCGCGAGCATGACACGCAAACTAACTGAACACGACACGCAGGTTTACAAACAGGCACGGGCTGAACTGTTGCGCGATCAACCATTGTGTCATTGGTGCAAACGCAACACAGCAACAGAACTAGATCACCTTGTCGAGTCAGACAAAGGCGGAACAATAGAAGACGGATACGTTGCAGCATGCAAGCCATGCAACTCTGCGCGCGGAGCAACATACCGAAACAAAAAACTAGCCAACGCAAAACAAAACAGGGAAAAAGCAATAAACGATTTTTTATACGCGAATCAAATGCCCCCGAGCCCCATCCATCATTTTGTCGCCACCAGCCCAAACCAGGCCGAACTGGCGTCAACTGGCCATGACCAGCCAAGACTGGAAACGATGATCCCAGACCATGCCGGCTCACTAGCTGGACTTGTGGGGGACATGGCAAAACAGGTACTTCAGATTGACTTGATGCCTTGGCAAATACATGCTCTTGAAGGGATGCTTGCGGTTGACGCCGATAACAAGTTTGTGCATCGCTCGAGCCTTGTGTCGGTTGCGCGTCAGAACGGTAAGACCACAATCATTCAAGCGCTAATTTTGTTTTGGCTTGTGGAAATGCCCAAGATCAGGGGTGGGAAGCAGACTGTTGTTTCGGGCGCGCACAGACTTGATCTTGCGTGTTTGTTGTTTGATGATCTGTCACCAATCCTTGAGGAGTATTACGGCGCGAAGATCGTGAAGTCGTACGGTCGTTATCAGGCCACGATGCCAGACGGCAGCAAGTGGTGGGTTAAAGCGTTAAAGCCAAATCAGGGTCACGGTATGAGCATTGATCTTGTGATCGTTGACGAGTTGTTTGACGTCAACCCCGACTCGGTTGAGGGCGGTCTGTTGCCGGCACAGCGCGCACGCAAGAACCCGTTGGCGTGTTTCTTTAGTACTGCTGGCACGGAAGAATCGGTGCTGTTTCAGCGTTGGCGTGAGGCAGGCATCCGCGCAATAGACAAAGGTGAGCCGTCCACGATGTACATGGCGGAATGGTCACCGGACCCGAGCCTTGACCCGTTGCACCCATCGTCATGGGCGTGGGGTAATCCTGCACTTGGCCACACGTTGGACATGGACACAATTAGGCAAGAATCAACAAACCCAGATCGCGCATCATTCTTGCGCGCATCCCTAAACCTTTGGGTGAGTGTTGTGCGCGGTTGGATTGAGCCAGGGCGTTGGCCGTCATTGGAATACACAGGTGACGTGCCAAGCGGTGGGGTCGTGGCGATCGAGTCTTCGCTGGACGACTCCCGATACAGCGCGACCAGATGCGTCAACCTGTCAGACGGTCGGGTGCTTGTCACCGTGGCATTTATCGCAGAGTCAATCACCGAGCTGTGGGAGAACGTGCAGGAACTTGCCAAAGACCCCACGATCAGGTTTGCCCTGTCGCCTACCGTAGATGCAACGTGCCCACCGAACATCGAGCGCCGCAGGGTCGTGGTCGGTTACGCCGAACTAGGACGGTTTACGCCGCTTGCCAAAAACATGATCGCCGAAGCACGCTTACTTCACACAGGAGAAAAACTGTTAGCCGAACATGTCCAGCGCGCTGTTGCTGTTCGCACCGACAACACTATCGTGCTATCAAGCAAGCGATCACCTGGGCCGATTGAGTTAGCGCGGACAATGGTCTGGGGTATCGGCATGTGCGCCCGTCCAGTCAACTCAGGTAAACCCATGCTTGTCGCAGTAAATAACTAAGATAAACGCGGCGACCGCGCACCTTGCCTTTTGTCGGAATCGGATAAGTCATGCGCGGTTGCCACCAATGTGACAAAGTAGGAACATGGCGATCTTTAACAAAACCCGAAAAGCAGCGATAAGCCCAGCGCCTAGCGTGGCAGCTGCGGTCGCTGGCGGTTACACAAGTAACGCGCAAGGCGTAAGCATGATTGGCCAGTATTACAGTTATCAAGAAGGCGAAGCGCGCAATCGCGCGATTAGCGTTCCAACGATTAACCGCGCTCGAGATTTAATGGCGTCTGTTATTGGCTCAATGCCATTGCGCTCATACAACGAGTTTTGGAACGGCGAAAAAATGGAACGCATTTACATTGCGCCACGTTCGTGGATGCGCCGACCAGACCCGACCGTGTCCGCGCAATTTCTCTTCAGTTGGACACTTGATGACCTCATGATGTTTGGCAGAGCGTTTTGGTACATCACATCGCGCACCGCTGACGGCTACCCTGCCACGTTTACCCGATTGCCAGCCGGCTCAATTTCAACCACCGATATGGTTGGCCCAGTCTGGTTTGCACCATCTAAAGAAGTGTATTTCAACGGTGGCATGCTTGACCCAGCAAACCTTGTGCAATTCTTGTCTCCAGCACAAGGCATGATTTATTCCGCACCAGGCGCAATTGAAACCGCGCTCAAACTTGAAGCAGCGCGCAACCGCAACGCATCATCAAGCATTCCTGCTGGCGTACTCAAGCAAACTGGTGGCGAACCATTGAGCGCGCAAGAATTGGCTGATTTGGCGAGCGCGTTTAACGCCGCTCGAGCAACCAACCAGACCGCTGCACTTAACGAGTATTTGACATACACGGAAACAAACAGCACGCCTGACAAGATGCTTTTGATTGAAGCATCGCAATATCAGGCGCTTGAAATGTCGCGTCTGGCAAATGTTCCGCCGTATTTGGTAGGCGTTGCAACTGGCGCATATTCGTACCAGTCATCCCAGCAAGCGCGCGCCGATCTTTACTTGTTCGGTGTCAAGTTGTATGCCGATGCAATCGCTGGCGCGCTGTCAATGGACAATGTGCTGCCGCGCGGAACCTATGTTGAGTTTGATGCAGATGAATACCTAGAAGAAAACTTTATGGCCGATCAAATGGACGACCGTGAAGAAATCGTAAGAGAAAACACACAAGAGGAGTTAGCACGATGATCAAGTTAATTGCAGGAGATTTTACGATTGACGCCGCCAAGGGTGACGCCCCACGCCGCACCATTTCGGGAACCGCTGTTCCGTACAACGTGCCGGCAGTAGTTTCGGACGGTACAGCTGTGATCTTCCGTCCTGGCTCGTTGCCAGTCGAAGGCAAAGCGCCACGCCTTTTTATGTATCACCAGGCTGATATGCCAGTCGGCATTGTGCTGGAAAGAGTGTCAACCGATGACGCAATGCTTTTTACTGCCAAGATCAGCGCAACGACCCTTGGCAATGACGCTTTGGTTATGGCCTTAGACGGCACCATTGACCAAGTATCCGTTGGCGTAAATCCAACCAAGTTCTCGTATGACGAAGAAGGCACAATGATCATTGAGTCAGCCGACTGGATGGAATTGTCCCTAGTTCCGATCGGCGCTTTTGGCGATGCCGCAAACATCACCAAAGTCGCAGCGAGTATCCACCAAGAGCCCGAAGAAGT